ACATTACACGAAAAAATTATTAATTTATACCCTGAACTTGCTACTTTTGATTTTTGCAAAGGTTCAATCATTTTACAAAACAATGGTGATGGCGATTACATTGCTAAGTGGGAACACCCAACCTTGCCAAGACCAACAGATGAGGAGTTAGCATAATGGCATTTGTGCCTAACGCAGAAGCTGTTAGCTGTGTTTATTGGGTTCACAGACCCGAACATACTGACATCTTGCGTCAAGGCTATGTAGGCATTTCTAAGCGGTTTGAACGCAGAATTTGGGAGCATCTTAAATTAACCCAAAACAGATACCTAAAGAACGCAATTAACAAGTACGGCTGGGATAACTTGGTCAAAGAAAAGGTGTTAATTGGCAAAGAAGATTACTGCTTAGAGATTGAATCCAAGCTACGACCAGCAGATAAGATTGGTTGGAACTTGGTCAAGGGCGGCAACAAGCCACCAATTAATCGTTGGAACGCTGGCACAAAAGGATTAACTGTTGCATGGAATAAAGGCTTAAAAATGTCGGATGAGGTAAAAGAAAAAGTCCGCAAAGCCGCCAAAGAGCAATGGCAAAGACAAGGTATGCGTGAATTACTTTCTAGTATTAAAAAGGGCAAACCATCTAATATGGCTGGTAAAAAACATAGCCCTGAAACTATTGAGCGTATGCGTTTGGTTAAAATTGGTAAACCATCAGGCAAAAAAGGTATGAAAATGTCGCAAGAGCATAACGACAAAATGAAAGAATTAGCCAAAGCACAGGCTTGGACTTGCCCACATTGCGATACAAGTGGGTTTAGTAAAGGTGCTGGAAATAGATGGCACTTTGATAACTGTAAAGGAGCAAGATAATGCCACCAGTAACTATAAATGGCGATACTGGGATTGTTACTCCCATGTACAACGGGAGTATTACTGCTAATGCGGTAACTCCATCCGTTAATATGAAGAACCGCATCATCAATGGTGCGATGGTGATTGACCAGCGTAATGCTGGTGCTAGTGTTACTCAAAATACTTCAGGAACACAGTATTCACTTGATAGATGGAATATTTACGGAACTCAAGCATCTAAATTTACAGTTCAGCAAAATGCGGGTTCAGTTACACCGCCAGCAGGGTTTACAAATTATTTTGGAGTAACGTCATCTTCCGCTTATTCGTTAAACGGGAGTGATACTTTTTGGCTTCAACAATTAATTGAGGGATTTAATACTGCTGACCTAGATTTTGGTAAAAGCACAGCCAAAACAATTACCATTTCTTTTTGGGTTCGTAGTTCTTTAACAGGAACATTTGGCGGGGTATTAAAAAATAGTGCTACAGATAGAAACTATCCATTTAGCTTTACTATCAATTCTGCAAATACTTGGGAATACAAAACTGTAACTGTTACTGGCGACCAAAGTGGCACTTGGATTGGTGCTACTAACGGGTTGGGATTGATGGTTCGTTTTAGTTTAGGCAGTAATTACACAGGTACCGCTGGCGCTTGGGCTGGTGGGTATATTGATGCACCTACTGGACAAACAAATTTAGTTGGAACAAACGGAGCAACTTTCTACATCACAGGAGTTCAGCTTGAGGTAGGCTCTACAGCTACTAGCTTTGATTACAGACCTTACACTACAGAACTGCAACTTTGCCAACGCTATTACACATTTAGCCCATATGGCACAACTAGTTATCCAAGCACGGGCGGGTATGCAAGAGGATATTCATCATTCAAAGTAACAATGCGAACAACTCCAACGATTGCATTTGTTGACGCTGGTAGCGGTGGAACTAGCATTGGGTCAAGTGCATATGTTGATGGTTTATCTAATACTTATGGAAGTTTAACTGCGGCTGGTGCTGGAACATATAGTTGGACTGCAAATGCGGAGCTATGATTATGTATAAACAAACTAAAACTATTGAAGGTCAAATTCGTAATGACCAAATTCAGCGTATTGCTGATGGTGCTTTTATCCCCTTCGACCCAGCCAACACCGACTACCAAGCCTTCAAAAAAGAAGTCTTAGCTGGTGCAGAACTGCAAGATGCCGATGGGAATGTGATGACGGATGCTGCGGAGTATGTAAGGACATTGCCGTGACAGAAGCAGAATTAAAACTCCTAAGCCACGAAGAAGTCTGTAAGGTTCGATACGAACAGATACACGCTAGACTAAAGAGACTAGAACAGATTCTGATTGGTACCGCTGGTTTTATCATTATAACATTATTGACTCTAGTGCTTAAATGAGACCAATATCTGTTGGTAGAAACTTAGTAGCTAACACCAAGACTACTTTGTACACAGTTCCTATTCAGAATATCGGTAAATGGAATCTGTTATACGCTGTAAACAATTCTTCTCAAGCAAAGAATTTTAGTGCATGGTGGTATGACTATAGCACCAATACTGAAATTGAAATTGTTAAGGATTATCCATTAACTGCTAAATCATTCTTAAAGTTAGATGGCGGAGCATATACTTTGCTAGAAGAAAGAGATGAGATTCGAGTCCAGTCTGAAACTGGTTCAACCGCATCTGTTGTTGTTACGATAGAGCAAGAGTATACATCTGTTAAACAACACGGAGGTTAATAATGCCACTCGCTAAAGGTAAGTCCCAGAAGACAATCAGTAAGAATATCTCTAAACTGGTTAAAGAAGGTCGTCCTCAGAAGCAGGCTGTAGCCATCGCATTATCAACCGCTAAAGTAGCTAAACCAAAGAAAAGGAAATAATATGCCAATGGTCAAAGACAAGAAGTTCCCCTATACAACTAAAGGTAAGAAGGAAGCAAAGACATACGCTAAGAAGACTGGTGCTAAAGTAAGCACTGCACCAAAGGCTAAACCTATGAAGAAGATGGGAGCTATGCGTGGCTACTAAGCCGGGTCTCTATGCCAATATCGCAGCCAAGCGTCGTCGTATCAAGGCTGGCTCAGGCGAGAAGATGCGTAAGGTAGGCAGCAAAGGCGCACCTTCGGCGCAGGACTTTAAAGACGCTGCTAAAACAGCTAAAAAGAAGAAATAATGCCTAAGAAGGAATATCAGAATCCAGAAGGTGGTTTAAACGCCAAAGGAAGGGCTTATTTCAAGCGAACTGAAGGAGCTAACCTCAAACCTCCAGTTTCGGCTAAAGCGGCTGCAAAGTCCCCTAAAGCAGCTAAAAGGCGTAAGTCTTTTTGTGCAAGGATGGGCGGTGTTAAAGGTCCAATGAAGGACGAAAAAGGTAGACCAACAAGAAAAGCATTAGCACTAAAGAAATGGGATTGCTAAATGGCAACTACAACATATTTACAAGCAGTCAATAGCGTTCTTCGTCGCTTACGAGAGAACGAAGTATCGACTGTTAATGAGACAGCTTATAGCAAGATGATTGGCGAATTAGTCAATGATGCTAAATCGTCTGTCGAAGCTGCTTATGGCTGGAATGCTCTGTCAGAAACTTTGACAGCAACCACTACTGTTGATATATTTAGTTATGTCTTAACTGGCTCTGGTGTGCGGTTTCGTGTCTTAAATGTCATTAACGACACCTCTGATACATTCTTACGATTAGCACCAGTGTCTTACATGACACAACAATTTTTACCTACGAGTCCACAAAAAGGCGCACCACAGTATTATAACTTTAATGGTCAAGATGCTAACGGAGACACTTTAGTTGATGTCTTTCCGATTCCTGATACTGCATATACCTTACGATTCAATGTTATATTGCCACAGCCAACACTAACATCTGACAATACGATTATTAAAGTACCTGCTGATATTGTTATTCTAAATGCCTATGCAAGAGCAGTAGTTGAGCGTGGCGAAGATGGCGGTCTTGCTTCTTCTGAAGCCTATGCTTTAGCTCGTAACTTAATGGCTGATTACATATCGCTAGAATCTAATCGTTATGTTGAAGACACTAATTGGGTTCCAAGTTGAGCAAGCAAATTGTTACATCTTCTATATCAGCACCGGGCTTTGCAGGACTAAATCTTCAGGATGCTCCTACTTCGCTAGAGGCTGGCTTTGCTCTTGAGGCAAACAACTGCATTATTGACAAGTTTGGTCGTATCGGTGCTAGAAAAGGATGGACTACATACCTCCCTACTAATGCTGATTTAGGCACTGCCACAGTTAAAACAATTGCGGAGATGCTATCGCCGACTACAAATAATAATCAGTTATTTGCTGCTGGTAACAATAAGTTATTCTTGTCTACTGGTTCTGCATTAGCACAGAAGTTAGTTCGTAATAGCGGTGACACAGCTAATGCAACTTACACCATTAACGACAGTCATTGGCAAGTAGCATCTTTACCAGATGTAACGAATGCTAGAGCAAGAGCTATCATTACTCAGGCAGACCATAAAGCACTGTATTTTAGTTATTCTGCAGTGACGAGTTCTTATGTGTTTAAGATACTTGCCGATGTAGCAACATTGCCTGTGAACCCAATTGCACACACAAGCAGCACTTTTACTCCGAATGTGTGTCTTGCCGCATACGGCAGAATCTGGACTGCAGACATTGCTGGAGATAGACAAACTGTTTACTTTAGCGATTTAACTGACCCATTAAACTTCCAAACAGGAACATCGGGTGCTTTAAATATTGCTGAAGTGGTTGGAGATGGCGACCCTATTGTTGCATTAGCGTCTCACAATGGTTTCTTGATTATATTCTGTGAAAACCATGTTGTTGTTTATAGTTCAGCGCAAGACCCTGCCAGTATGGCACTAGCTGACATTGTTAATGGTATTGGTTGTGTGTCTAGAGATTCCGTACAGAACACAGGAACTGATGTTGTCTTTTTATCAGCAACTGGTGTTAGAAGTTTTACAAGAACCATTCAAGAAAAATCCATGCCTATGCGTGATATTTCTAAGAATGTTCGAGATGAGTTATTAGAAAGTTTAACGAATACTTCAGATTTAAAGACTATTAAGTCGGGGTATTCCAGTATTGAAGCAGCATATATTCTGTCCTTTTCAGAAGATGATATTGCTTATTGTTTTGATATGAGAGGAGCATTACCAGATGGGTCTGCTAGAACAACAACTTGGACTAATATCACACCTACAGCGTTTTGCACAACTGCAAACAGACAATTTCTTATCGGGAAAGCGGGATATGTTGGGTTGTATAACGGATACAATGATAATGGCAGCACTTACCGCATGGTTTACTATTCCAGCTACTTTGACTTCCAGCAACCAACTGTATCCAAAATCCTAAAGAAAGTAGAAATGCTTGTCTTGGGCGCACAGAACCAAGATATTACCCTGAAGTGGGACTTTGATTTTAAGAAGTCATATCAGTCTTCTACCATTACTGTAGACCCAACAACGATTGCAGAGTATGGTATTGGAGAGTATAATATTGGTAACTATTCTGGTAGCATTATTATATTTAACTTAAACTTAAATGCTGGTGGCACAGGTAAAGTATTACAGTTCGGATTTGAAACAGATATTGATGATAATGCAGTGTCTATCCAAAAGGTAGATGTCTTTGTTAAAGGCGGGAAAACACTATGAGTAATTACACAAAAGCAACAGACTTCGCATCCAAAGATGCCCTAGCGTCTGGTAATCCATCTAAACTAGTTCGTGGCTCAGAGATTAATACTGAGTTTGCAGCGATTCAAACTGCAGTGAACAGTAAGGCTGATTTAGCGTCTCCAACCTTTACTGGTACGCTAACGGCTGTTACAGTAGCTGTTACAGGTAATCAGACCATTGCAGGTACATTAAATGTTACAGGCGCATTAACTGCTGCTTCAGTGGATGGCGGTACATTCTAATCATGGCACAGATTATCGACAAACAGATGTCTGCTACGGAGATTATCCGTAAAGACCTAGAGCGTGGTGGTCTAAGCAAACAAGAAGAGAAGTTCTTCAAGAGCTTAGCCATTATGATTCAACAAAACAAAGCTGTTGTTGTACGACACAATAACACTGTGTTTATCGGTATTCGGAAAGAGCCGGGTGTATTAGAAGTGCATATGTATACAGTAGACACTCCTAATATGCTTCTTGGTGCAATGAAGGTTGGTATTGATGCAGTCAAGAAAGCTGGAATAAAGAAGTTAGTATCTGAAACTGATAACTACAAACTAATAACAATGATGCAAAAGATGAACTTACCTGTAGAAGTAAAGAAGAAGGGTAAGTCGTTTGCATGGTCACTGGAGATTAAATAATGGGTGGCGGAGGCGGATTTGTATCAGCGATAACAGACCCAATTTCTGATGTACTAGGTACTTCAGGTGGTGATGGTGGTCTATTAGGTGCTGTCGAAGATGTTGGTGAATTCATCGGCGATGCTGGTGAAATCATTGACAATGCAGTCATACAACCAGTTATTGATGACCCAGTTAACACTGCTATTAAACTTGGTGCATACTATGTTGGTGGTCCTTTAGGAAGTGCCGTAGCAAGTGCTGGTATTTCTGCAGCACAAGGTAATGACATTGAAGACATCGCTAGAAATGCCGCAGTATCGTATGTTGCTGGTCAAGTCGGTGGCGAAGTAGGCGGTGCTGTTGCAGGTGAAACAGGTTCACAGTTAGCTGGTAACTTAGCACAAGGCGG